TTGAACGCCTCAATCGCAAACGGACGTCTCAGCGAAGTTCTGAATGAGCTCTCCGCCGCCGAGCTTGAGTTCATTGCCTACGATTGGCAGCTCTGGGCGCGGGACGATCAGCTTTGTCCTTCTTTGATTGGAGCTTCCGACTCGCGTTCCGCGAGCCGGCCGCCGAGCGCGGCCTTGTTGGACGAATCTCGCGCACCATCGAGCGCACCCGGCGGCCGGCTCCCCGCAGGGGAGTCGCCGGGTGCAATCAATAAAGCATGGCGCGTGTGGATGCTGCTTGGCGGCCGAGGCTCCGGCAAAACCCGCGCCGGCGCCGAATGGGTCCGTGAAATTGCCCGTGGCGAAGACCCAGGGCCGCACTCGGCGGCCGGCGTAACACCCCCGCGCCTTGCGGCCGGCTCCCCGGAGGGGGGTCGCAAGGCGCAACCAATAAGAATCGCACTTGTCGGAAAAACCCTAGGCGACGTCCGTAACGTCATGATCGAAGGGCAATCGGGATTGCTCGCAGTTCATCCCGCGCACGAGCGCCCGGACTTCGAACCGTCGAAGCGGCGGCTCACGTGGCCGAGCGGCGCGGTCGCGGAATTGTTCTCGGCGGACGAAGCCGAAGCGTTGCGCGGTCCGCAGTTCACCGCCGCCTGGTGCGACGAGCTTGCCAAATGGCGCAACGCGGAGAAGGCGTGGGACATGCTGCAATTCGCCTTGCGCTTGGGAGATGCGCCGCGCGCCTGCGTGACGACCACACCGCGCGCGACGAAGCTGTTGAAGAAAATCATCGCAGACGAGGCGACCGTGACCGTCAATCTCGCAACGGCCGATAACGCGCTGAACCTTGCGCCGACGTTCCTCGCCGAGATGACGCGGCGTTATGCGGGTTCGGCAATCGGTCGGCAGGAACTGCTCGGCGAGATCGTCGAGGATGCAAGCGACGGCTTATGGCGGCGGCATTGGATCGAGGAAGCGCGCGTCGAAGGGGCGCCCGAAATGCAGCGCGTCGTCGTCGCGGTTGATCCTCCCGTGACGGCGACGGCGTCGTCGGATGCGTGCGGGATTGTTGTCGCCGGTCTCGGTATCGACAAGCGCGCCTATGTTCTCGCCGATCGCACCGTGCAGGGACGAACGCCGGAAGTGTGGGCGCGCGCGGTCCTCGGCGCTTACGACGATTTCGAGGCCGACCGCATGGTGGCCGAGGTCAATCAAGGCGGAGATCTCGTCGTCTCCGTTCTGCAGCAGTTTCGACAGAATTTCCCCGTCGTCAAAGTCAGAGCGACGCGGGGAAAATGGGTTCGGGCCGAGCCGGTCGCGGCGCTCTATGCGGAAGGTCGTGTCGCGCACGTCGGTCGCTTCGATGCTCTCGAAGACCAGATGTGCGCGTTTGGCTGCGATGGAACGGTCAAGGGCCGCAGCCCCGACCGCGCCGACGCGCTCGTCTGGGCGATTACCGATCTACTTCTGAGCGATACGATGAAGCCAACAGTGAGAATGCTCTAACGCTCGTCATCCTCGGCCGCGTGCAGCGCAGTTGCGTCGATGGCCGGGATCTGACGCAAGACTCGTCGAAGACACAATATTGAGCCTTCGGCACTTCTTGCGCTGGATCCCCGAACGCGCATCGCTTCGCTCACACGTTCGAGGATGACGACTCCTTTCCCTCGCCCCGCTTGCGGGGAGAGGGCCGGGGTGAGGAGCAGCAGCTTGCACCGCTCGTGAGGCCGCCCCTCACCCTAACCCTTTCCCCATTTCTCCAATGGGGAGAGGGGATGCGCGCAGAATTTCAAAAGGACATTTCATGTCGTTGATCTCGGAGGCGCTATCGCGCTGGCTGCCGGACTCTTTGGTTGCGCTCGGCGACTCGCGTTCCGCGACCCGGCCGCCGAGCGCGGGCGTAATCAACAAAGGTACCGCCACCGGTCCGCTCATTGCCTACCAAACGCTCGGCGAGCCGGTGTGGGCGCCGCGCGATTATTCCGCCTTCGCGCGCGAAGGCTTCATGCAGAATGCCATCGTCTATCGCTGCGTGCGCATGATAGCGGAGGCCGCCGCCTCGATCCCCTTGCTCCTCTACGAGGGTACGAACGAGATCGAGGATCATCCGCTGATCGGGCTCATCCGGCGGCCGAGCCTCGATCACACGGGGACCGATTTCCTGGAAGCCTGGTACGGCTTCCTGCTCGTTTCGGGCAACGCTTACGTCGAAGCCGTCGCGCTCGACGGTGAATTGCGTGAGCTGCACATCCTGCGCCCCGACCGCATGAAGGTGATCCCGGGCGTCGACGGCTGGCCCGAAGGTTACGAATACACCGTCTACGGACGATCCGTGCGCTTCCTCGACGACGTCGTTGAAGGGGTGCGCCCGATCCTGCACGTGCGCTTGTTCCATCCCGTCAACGACCACTACGGCATGAGCCCGATCGAAGCGGCGGCGACCGCGATCGACATTCACAACACCGCGTCGGGATGGAACAAGGCACTGCTCGACAATTCCGCCCGGCCCTCGGGCGCGCTCGTCTATGCCGCGTCGAACGGCCAGATGACGGACGAGCAGTTCACACGCTTGAAAGACGAGCTGGAAACGAACTTCCAGGGCGCACGCGCCGCCGGACGTCCGCTGCTGCTCGAAGGCGGCCTCGACTGGAAGCCGCTGTCGCTGTCGCCGAAGGACATGGACTTCATCGAGGCGAAGAACGCCGCCGCGCGCGAAATCGCGCTCGCGATCGGCGTGCCGCCGATGCTGCTCGGCATTCCGGGCGATAACACCTATTCGAATTATCAGGAAGCGCAGCGCGCCTTCTGGCGGCAAACCGTTCTGCCGCTGGTGAACCGCACCGCGCGTGCATTGTCGAGTTGGCTCGGTCCGGCTTTCGAAACAAGGCCCGCGCTCGGCGGCCGGCTCCGCGCAGCGGAGTCGCCGAGCGCAAACGTAAGACTCGAGTTACGTCCTGATCTCGATCAGATCGAAGCGCTTGCGCCCGAGCGCGACGCCCTCTGGAAGCGCCTCGAAGGCGCGAGCTTCCTCACCGCCGACGAAAAACGCGCCGCAGCGGGATATGCCGCGAAGCCGGACAGTTCCCCCTCTCTCAAATATCGCGAAGACCAACCGCGCGTCCCTGCAGGCCAATCCGGCGGCGGGCAGTGGACGGATGGCGACCGCGTCGCGATGGCAAAGATCATCCAGGGCGCCGCTCGCTACCTGTTGCGGAACCCAAAGGTTCTGAAGCCAGCAGAAAAGACGCTTGAAGATTTGTTGAAGCCAGGCGGAAAAGAACTAGGAGTTCGCGCGGCGAGAGCAGGAGATGATATTCGCACATTAGAGCGAAGCGAATTCGAGAAATTAAAATCAGACTTATTGGACGGTGCTACTGAAGTGCCGGCTCCAAAGGGATACGACGGAAAGGCATACCAACGGCCTGATGGTACGCTTTTGGGGATTCGGGAAAGCAAAAAAATATGGCGAAACCCTCGACGTTCTGAAATCTACAGATCAAACGTGGATAGAAAACGGCTACAAGATACACAAAAATGAGCAATGAACCCAAACATCGCCGAACTGGCGAGACACTGAGCGAAGTTATATCGCAATATCCGGGCGAGCTTGATCTGGATGCCGTTGGGATATGGCAGATCGTGCCCGGTGGGCGGGCGAATTTCGGTCTTTCCGGGAATGCGCTAACCGACTACGTCCGCCGCGCCATTCTGGCGCTGCTCGACGCAGGCGCAGTGTGCCGGTACGACATATTCCAGGATCGGCCTATGAATGGACGCGCCAGGCGCAATATGGCACCGGTCGCGAAGAGATTGCCGACGCGATTGTTCGCGAGTGGCAGTCGGTGCCGGATGATCCGATGGAACTTGTGGGGCAGTGCCCATGGTTCGCTCGGCCTGATCCCAAGTTTCCGAAATATGTGAAGATGGACTGATCTCGATCAGATCGAAGCGCTTGCGCCCGAACGCGACGCGCTCTGGAAGCGCCGCTCTGATGATTGCGCCCGCGACTCTCCTTCGTCGAGCCGGCCGCCGGGCGCATGAAGGCACAAACTTCACTGCCAGCTGCAGAAGCCTGAAAATTCGCACGCGCTAATTCACGATCCAAGCGATAACCTCAAATGACGGTGTGCTGATGCATTCGATCGAACCCTTCCTGCTGCCCGCTTCGTTGTCGAAACGCAGTCGGGCTTTGCCGCTCGAGGCAAAGTCGCTCGACGACGGCGGGTTCGAAGGCTACGCCAGTCTTTTCAATCGCGAGGACCTGGGTCACGACATCATCGCGCCCGGCGCATTTCGCGAAAGCCTTCTCGGTCGTGGCGCCGCGCGCATCAAAATGCTGTTCCAGCACGATCCGGCCGAGCCGATCGGCGTCTGGGACGAGATCCGCGAAGACGCACGCGGGCTGTACGTGCGCGGGCGGTTGATGACGGCGGTTGCGAAAGCGCGCGAAGTTCTGGCGCTCATGCGCGCCGGTGCGCTCGACGGATTATCCATCGGCTTCAAGGCGGTGAAAGCCAGGCGCGATGCAGCGACCGGCGTGCGCCGCCTGGAAAAAGTCGATCTTTGGGAGATTTCGGTCGTCACGTTTCCGATGCTGCCCGGCGCGCGCGTCGAAAGCGTGAAGACGCGGCCGTTCGCGATGGCTGCGCCGACCGAACGTGAATTCGAGCGATGGCTCACGCGGGATGCTGGGCTGACGCGAATGGAAGCGCGAGCGGTTCTCCGCTCGGGCTTTCATGGACTGAAGGCTCTGCGGGACGCGGGCCGGACGTTTGACGACGATGCCGTGCTCGCTTCCCGTTTTCGCGACGCTGCGCGGCTGATGCAGGCAATGTAATCTCCCTCTCCCCGCATGCGGGGAGAGGGTTGGGGTGAGGGGCTGCATCTCGGATAGAGCAGGCAGCCGCCCCTCACCCTAGCCCTCTCCCCATTCAAGTGCAGGTAATGGGGAGAGGGGATTCAAAACCCAACAGGACAACTCATGACCGACACGACCACCCTCGAAACGAAGGGGGCGGGCGGGGAAACCGCGCGCGCCTTCGAAGAATTTCTTGAAGCCTTCGAAGCCTTCAAGGAAACGAACGACCAGCGTTTGACTGAGATCGAGCAGCGCGGCGCGTCCGACGCACTCGTCGCGGAAAAGCTCGCGCGTATCGAGGAGACGCTCGACTCGGCGAAACGTGTTTCCGACAGCATCGCCCTGAAAGCTGCGCGTCCGCACCTTGCCGGAAGCGGCGCGTCTCCGACATCCGAGCTCGCGCACAAAGCCGCATTCGACGGATACGTGCGCCGCGGCGATGCTTCACGACTCGCCCGCATCGAGGAGAAAGCATTATCGGCTGGCTCGGCTCCCGACGGCGGCTATCTCGTGCCCGCCGAGACGGAAGCTGCCGTCAACCGCGCCTTGAAGGCGATCTCGCCGATGCGCGCGATCTCAGGCATCCGCCAGGTGTCGGGCTCGGTCTATAACCGGCCATTCGCCACGACCGGAGTCGGCACGGGATGGGTCGCCGAAACCGCGTCGCGCACGCAAACGACGACGCCGACGCTCGCCAACCTGCAGTTTCCGACGATGGAGCTCTATGCGATGCCCGCCGCATCGCAATCTCTGCTCGACGACACGATCGTCAATATCGACGAGTGGTTGGCGGAGGAAGTGCGGATCGCATTTGCCGAGCAGGAAGGCACTGCGTTTGTCTCGGGCGACGGCTCGAACAAGCCGAAAGGTTTTCTCGCCTACGACACCGTTGCGAACGCATCGTGGGCGTGGGGAAAGATCGGCTTCGTCACGTCGGGCTTTGACGGCGCCTTCCCCGCGACGGCGCCGGGCGACAAGCTGCTCGACCTCGTCTACGCCGCGAAGGCGCCCTATCGCGCTAACGGCACCTTCATGATGAGCCGCTCGACCGTCGCGGCCGTGCGCAAGCTCAAGGACGGCGAAGGCAATTATCTCTGGCAGCCTGCGAACGCTCCGGGCGAGTGGCCGTCACTGATGGGCTATCCCGTCGCCGAGAGCGAGGACATGCCGGATATCGGCAGCGGTTCGTTCTCGATCGCGTTCGGCGATTTCTCGCGCGGCTACCTGATCGTCGACCGCGCCGGCATTCGCGTGCTGCGCGATCCCTACAGCGCCAAGCCGTATGTGCTTTTCTATACCACGAAGCGCGTCGGCGGTGGCGTCCAGGACTTCGACGCGATCAAACTCTTGAAATTCGCCGAGTAGCACCTCGTTCCGTCATCCTCGAACGGACGAGCCTGCGAGGACGTTCGGGGATCCAGCATCAAGAGTGCCGAAGGCACAATATTGCGTCTCCGACGAGTCTTGCGCTGGATCCCCGGCCTTCGCTTGCGCTTGGCCGAGGATGACGTTCATCCCGATTTTTCGCGCGGGTTTCCCTCCCGCCCGCGCGGAATGCGTGCGGGGTCATCGCATCGCGGTGGCCCCGCATTTTCGTTTGCGCCCGGCGACTCGCGTTCCGCGAGCCGGCCGCCGGGCGCGCTTGCTGTTGCTCCGTTCGCGCAACAAGGCCGCGCCTTGCGGCCGGCTCCGCGAAGCGGAGTCGCAAGGCGCAATCAATAAGGAACATGCAATGTCTCTCGTGATGACGAGCCCGCCGGCGGCGGAGCCGGTGACGGTCGCCGATGCCAAGGCACACATGCGCATCGACACCGATGCCGAGGATGTGTTGATCGGCAGCCTCATCCTGACGTCGCGGCTGCATATCGAGACGGCGCTGTCGCTGGCCCTCATCACGCAGTCGTGGAAGCTGACGCTCGATCGCTGGCCGAAGTGTCGCGAGATCGATCTGCCGATCGCACCGTTGCGCTCGGTCGGCGGCGTGCGCGTCAAGGATGCGTCCGGAAATGCGACGACCGTTTCGGATCAGAGCTATCTCATCGATCTCGCATCGCGGCCGCCACGGCTGGTCTGGAACAACAGTGCGCCGCCGCCGCCAGGACTCCCAGCGAAGGGAATCGAAATCGATCTGATGGCAGGATTTGGCGACAGCGCGTCGAGTGTTCCGGCGCCGCTGAAACATGCAATCCTGATGCTGACTGCGCATTGGTACGAGCGCCGCGATCCGTTGGAAATCGGCAAAGACGGCGCACGCATTCCCGATGCTGTCAGCGATCTCATCAACCCGTTTCGGACGATCCGGCTATGAAGGCACCAGTCAAAGCCGGTGATCTCCGGCACCGCATCGTCATCGAGCGCGCCCAACGCACAAGCGACGGTGCGGGCGGATCGACGACAGAATGGGAAACGGTTGCCGAAGTCTGGGCGGCGATCTGGTCGCGAAGCGCTGATGAAAATTTTACGCTGGATCGCACGGCGGGAACGGCGACGCACGATGTCTGGATACGCTATCGCGCCGATGTCCAGCCCGACATGCGCATCCGGTTTGGTGTTCGCATCTTTGACATTCTTGGCGCTATCGACGTCGAGGATCGCGGAGCCTGGCTGAAGTGTCCGGTGGAGGAGCGTGATTTATGAAAGTGGATGTGAGTATCGGCGGCATCGCGACATCAGCATCGCGCACACGGGCTTTGGCGCTCATTCGCGAAGCCATCGCCAAGCGCGAGGCTGACGCAGAAAAGCGCCCCAAGGTCGTGAACCAAGCCGACAATCGTAATCAGCAAACGCGAGGCAAGTGATGTCGAGTGCAGGCTTTGCGCTTCAGAAGGCGATTTTCGAGAAACTTACGAGCGATGCGTCGACGCTTGCCGCGCTCGGCGGCCCGCGCATCTACGACGATGCGCCGGCGCGCGCCGAGTTTCCGTTCGTAACGTTCGGACAATCGACGGAACGCGACTGGTCGACCGGAACAGACGAAGGTTACGAGCATCTCGTGACGCTGCACGTCTGGTCGCGGGCGCGCGGAAGGAAAGAAGCGGAAGCCGTCATCGCGGCGGCGCGCGACGCGTTGCACGATCAGGATCTGGCGCTCTCCGGCCACCGGTTGATCAATCTTCGGCACGAATATTCCGAAGCCCGTCGCGACAACGACGGCGAAACGTTTCACGGCATCGCCCGCTTCCGCGCCGTAACGGAAGTGAAATAACGCGACCGCTCCCTCTCCCCATTCCGATGCACTTGGAATGGGGAGAGGGCGGGTGAGGGGCTGCAACAAGTACGGAAATGAGCGGCCGCCCCTCACTCTACCCCTCTCCTCGTAAGGACGGGGAGAGGGAACGAAACAACTCGCCCGTAACCGGCCCGGCTCCGCGAAGCGGCGTTGCGGGAACAGGCATCAAAGCATCACGAAGGCCGTAACCGGCGGCCGGCTCCGCGAAGCGGAGTCGCCGGGCACAAACAAAAGAGTCCTCAAAACATGACAGCACAAAAAGGTAAGGACCTTCTTCTGAAGGTCGATACGACGGGTGCGGGCGTCTACGTGACGGTCGCCGGATTGCGCGCACGCAGTCTTTCGATCAGCGCGGAAACGGTCGAGATCACCAACACCGAAAGCGCGGGACAGTGGCGCGAGCTTTTGACGGGCGCCGGCGTCAAGTCAGCGCGCATCACCGGGTCAGGCGTGTTCAAGGACGGCGCGTCGGATGCGACCATACGCGATTACGCATTCAACGGCACGATCCGCGACTGGCAAATCATCGTTCCGGATTTCGGAACGATCCAGGGCGCGTTCCAGATCACGGCCCTCGAATTCAGCGGCCGTCACGACGCGGAAGTGACCTTCGACATCTCACTCGAAAGCGCCGGCGAGCTGACGTTCACGGCGGCGTCCTGATGCCTTCGTCATCCTCACGCATTGTTACTCACTTCTCCCCTCCCCTTGACGGGGAGGGGTGGGGTGAAGAACCAGGCGACGATCAAACGTAAATCGTGACGTCGTGACGACCACGCTCCAGTCCGCATTGCGCTGGGCCTTACCCCCACCCCTAACCCCTCTCCGCAAGGGGAATTATCACCTTGACTGAACAGACCTGAGCGGCTATGTTGTTTCTCAGGAGATTTGAACATGCCTGCCACCGCTGATCTGACGAACCCGATTTTCACCGACGCCGACGCGGCTCGGAAGCATTTCCAGGGCATCCGCTGGCCGAACGGCGCGCATTGCCCGTTCTGCGGCCAGAGCGAGACCGTCAAAGAGCTTGGCGGCAAGTCAATGGGTCCCGGCTGGTATCACTGCAAGGACTGTCGCAAGAAGTTCACGGCGGCAGTCGGCACTATTTATGAGCGCTCGCACATCCCCATGACGAAGTGGCTCCTGGCTACACATCTCATGTGTGCCAGCAAAAAGGGCATGAGCGCCCATCAGCTTCATCGGATGATCGGTCTGCCGTACAAAACCGCATGGTTTATGGCGCATCGCATTCGCGAGGGCATGCGCGACCTCAATCCGTCGCATGGTCCTCTTGGCGGCAGTGGCAGGACGATCGAATTTGACGAGACGTATGTTGGCGGCAAGGAAAAGAACAAGCATCGGAGTAAGCGCAAAAAGGCCAATATCGGCGGTGCGGGCAAGGAAGCCGTATTTGCTCTAGTCGAGCGCAGCGGCAAGGTCCGTTCTCACCATGTCCCGAACGTCAGCGCAAAAACGCTCCGCCCGATCATGGATGCGCAGATCGCAGAGGCTACGCGTACGGTCAGCGATGATGGCGGCGCACGCGCTCGCCATGGCGAACCCAACCATCATTCGGTCAATCACAGCATCGGCGAATACGTTCGCGGCGATATTCATACGAACACAATCGAAAGCTACTTCGCAACGATGAAGCGCGGCATCACGGGTGTTTATCATCATGTCAGCGCGCAGCATCTAAAGCGGTATCTCGCTGAGTTTGATTTCCGTTACAACGAACGCTCTACACTCAACGTTACGGATGCGGAACGAGCAACAAAAGCCGTTGCTGGCGTCGTCGGCAAGCGGGTGACCTATCAACAATCTAATGATCGACAGAACGACGTTCCGTTCTAACGTTCACGGTCCACGCGGTCCCTATGAGCCGCGTGATCCGCGCCAGCTTTCTTTTTCTTTTCCTGATGAGGTCGAGACTTAATCTTCGGTTGCGGCGGGGTGTTTGCCATATGGCGAACCACCTCGTCGCGCCGACGAGCAGCTTCTTTTTCGTCAAATTCATCACGCTCGATCATCGGCTACCCTAATCCCAAAATGCTGTAGTAACCCCTTGGTGGTCGCCTCGGTGCGGATGTTGTCCCGGTCGAACTCAAGGCCCTGATCTTCAACAACCTTGTGAACGATAGATGAAGCCTCCGCAAAAAGTTCGTCCGACTTTGCGTGGTCCCAAAGGAGCTTAGTCATCTCCTCACAACGACTCTTGATTTCATTTCGATTCATAGGCGGCAACGGACGTGAGTCGAGAAGGTACCTAAGCGCCGTCAGTATGTGGAAGCGAGCCCCGGTGTCACCCTTAAGCTTATTGCGTAATAGGAACGCGAGCCGATATGCGGCGTAAGCGGCAACGTAGTATGGTTCGATGTGGTGCCCTTTAGCGAATATCTCGGCACCTACTTTAGTCCGGATGGTTTTGTAGTTTCTCGTGACCCTCGTGGGGTCGTTGAGAAACATTGCTGCGAAGGCCGTCACTAGCGCGCGGGGAACGACAATCTTGGTTTTATTTATTTCTGGGAATCGGTCGTATTGCCCATCACGCCGTTCGTAGTATAGCCGAACAGGCTCATCATATGTTTTGAACGTATCCTCAAGCTGGCGCGAGAAATCTGTCAGCGCATAAAGTTGTTCTGTGGTGAGCTCGGTCTGCCGGTTCGTCGCGGTGATGATAGCTTGTTTTACCGCCTCATCCTCAGTCTCGATTAGGCGCAATGGCACGAAAACCTTACTCAAGTCCTCGTGCCTCTCATTGAAAAGAACGTTGCTTGTTTGACAACCGTTGACGACCTGAAAGTTTTCAAGAATCAAATCGTCGCCAGCCCCGCCTATCCTGCTGGTAATGATCGTTACACCGTTATTCATTAGCGCGAAACGATCCCGATGAGGGGACTGAAGTGTGTCCCTCATCTCCTTGTTTACGGCGTTGTAGTCCTGCCAATCACGAACGTTCTCGTCGAAGATGCTGCCTAGAATATCATCGCCGCTATCATCGGAGATGATCTTCATGAACTCCGCAGCCGGAGCATAGCCGATATACGCGCTCTTAACGCCATCGGGTTTCGGCATAGACCGACGTTCCTTGAACTCAAACTCACGGGTTACAGCAGTCTTTGTCCGCACATATAGGTCATGAAGTTCATTGCTTCCGTAGCAATGGTAGTCGATCGAGCTGAAAAGCTGCGTGGACTCAATTGCCGTCACGGTCGCGTCGCGTCTTGCAACGGGGATCTGATCCTCATTCCAGCGCCCTGTCGTTGCGTAGTAAAGCCGGCACGTAGGCTTTTTTCGGAGTTTGTTGCCCTGATCGAAAATCGCGTCCTTAATCTCGGCGGCTAACCGAACCCGCTCACCCCTCGGCAACGTCGGCTCATCGCGAAAGAAGTCTTCAACACCGTACCCAAAGGTACCCATTTTGCTGCTGTCGAAGTGAGAGCCTCGGTCAGCTTGACCAAAAACGAAGTTTACTTCGAGATACCCATTCCTCTCGATTAGCTCGTCGATTGTGGATGGTTCGGTAACGAGCGTCCCGTTCACAATGATCGCGATTGAGTCAATTGACGGCTCACTGTTTCCGCCGACGACAATATCATCAGTATCGAACGTACGCGCGTGATGGCGACGGACCGTGATGTACGAGGTGAAGTGTTCGAATTGTTTGTTCTCAGGCAAATCATCAAGCGCATGCGACTTTGCAAATTCTGCTACGTCAGATGCAATAATCCGATCCATCAAAACACTCCCCCAATCATTACTTTGGGTTGAGTATAACAATTTGCTCTGTTCAGTCAAGGTTATAATTCCCTCCGCAAGGGGGGAGGGGAATTCCTGGATATTTGATGGACACCAAATGGCCAACAGACACCGTGGCGAGATCGAGGCGCAACTCGACGGAACAACCTTCAAGCTCGTGTTGACGCTCGGCGCGCTTGCCGAGCTCGAAGATGCCTTCGGCGATTCCGACATGCTGGCGCTGGCTGCACGCTTTGAAAAAGGCAGGCTCTCGGCGCGCGATTGCATGCGCGTCATTGCGGCCGGGCTACGCGGAGCCGGGCACGCTGTCAGCGACGCCGATATCACGTCGATGCAGAGCAATGGCGGTGCTGCAGGTTATGTCGACATCGTCGCGCGGCTATTGACGGCGACGTTCGGCGGAGGGCCCGTCGCCGATCAAGACAGAGGCGAGGAGGCGAACGCCGAAGCGCGCGACCCTTTCGCTGGAACCTCGTAATGGAAATGGGGCTTGGCGTGCTTGGGCTTGCCCCCGCCGTCTTCTGGTCGCTGACACCGCGCGAACTGCAGGCCATTCTGCGCGGCAAATTCGGAACGGCAGGCGAAGGATCGGCGCCGACGCGAGCCGAACTCGACGCGCTGATGCGGCAATACCCCGATTGCGAGACATAGGACGATGCCTTTGACCGACGAGCAGCAGCTTGAGACGTGGAATGTCAAGATCACCGCCGATACGAGCGATCTCGAAGCGAGCCTCGCGACGACGAGCCGCCTCGGGCAGCAGTTTTCAAACCGGCTTGTGTCCGCCTTCGACGATCTTGCGATCAAAGGCAAGAGCGTCGGCGATGTCTTCAAGTCGCTCGCCCTCAACATTTCCAAGCTCGCGTTGAAGGCGACGCTGCAGCCGCTGACGAGCGGCCTGGCTTCGGTGTTTCAGGGGTTGATCAGCGGCGCGATGCCGTTCGCAAAAGGCGGCGTCATTCAGAATGGCGCGCCCGTACCGTTCGCCAGCGGCGGCGTCATCGCGAGTCCGATCTCGTTTCCGCTCGCGGGCGGCGCCTCGGGTCTTGCAGGAGAAAAAGGCCCGGAAGCGATAATGCCGCTGACGCGTGGTTCCGATGGACGGCTTGGCGTCGCGGCGGCAGGTGGCTGCGGCCAGCACATCACGATCAACATCTCGACACCCGACGCTGCGAGCTTCAAACGCTCGCAGACGCAGATTGCCGCGATGATTGCCCGCGCCGCCGCCGCGGGCCAGCGTAACCTTTAAAGCGAAGTCATCTCATGTCATTTCACGACGTCAGATTTCCGACGGCGATCTCGCGCAACGCTCAAGGCGGCCCCGAGCGGCGCACCGATGTCGTCGCGCTCGGCTCGGGATACGAAGAACGCAACAGCCGTTGGGCCGACAGCCGCCGCAGCTACAACGCCGGCTACGGCGTCAAGTCGCTCGACGACCTGCACCGGATCATTGCGTTCTTCGAAGAGCGGCGCGGCCGGCTGCACGCTTTCCGCTGGCGCGATCCGATGGATTGGAAATCGTGTGCACCGAATGTGTTGCCGACACCGCTCGATCAGGTCATTGGAAGCGGTGACGGCATGACGGCCACATTCCAGCTCCATAAAATTTACGGCAGTGCATTCGCGCCTTGGGCACGCGACATCAAGAAGCCGGTGGCAGATACGGTGCGGGTTGCCGTGGCCGGCGTTGAGTGCAATGTCGAAGCGGATTTCGCCGTCGATACATCGACGGGTGTCGTGACGTTTCTCGCGGGCCACATTCCTGCTGTCGGTCAAAGCGTGACGGCCGGATTTGAATTCGACGTTCCGGTGCGCTTCGATACCGACAGGCTCGAAATCAACCTGTCGGGCTTCACGTCGGGCGCCATTCCGAACATTCCGATCGTCGAGGTGCGCCTATGAAAGCGCTCTCACCGGACCTTGGCGCGCATCTCGCGTCGGGTGCGACGACTCTTTGCTGGTGCTGGCGCGTCGCGCGCCGGGACAGCGTCGTGATGGGATTTACGGACCACGACAAGACGTTGGCCTTCGACGGGACGACATACGAGGCAGCCAGCGGCTTTACCGCGAGCGACATCAAAAATAGCCTCGGCCTCGCCGTCGACAATCTTGAAGTGACGGGCGCGCTCTCCTCCGCGAGTTTGACTGACGGCGATCTCGCGGCCGGACGCTACGATGATGCACGCATCGAAATCTATCGCGTCAACTGGAGCGACACGGGCCAGCGCGTGCTGATGCGTTCGGGCAGCATCGGCGAAGTCCGCCGCAGCGGAACGGGCTTTACCGCAGAGCTTCGCGGCCTTGCGCATTATCTCCAGCAACCGAAGGGCCGGCTTCTGCAATTGACCTGTGACGCCGACCTCGGTGACGCGCGTTGCAAGGTGGATCTCTCGTCGCCAACGTTTCGCGGAACTGGAACGATCATTATGGCCTCCTCGGCCCGGCGCTTTACGGTCTCGGGTCTCGGCGGCTTTGAGAATGGCTTTTTTTCGCGCGGGCTCTTTGAATTTACTTCGGGTGCATCCGAAGGGCTGAAGATCGAAATCAAATCGCACATGAAGCTTGCGGCCACCGACGTGATCGAGCTTTGGGTCGATGCCGAAGGGCCGCTCGCCGTGGGCGATACCTTCGTCGTGACCGCCGGGTGCGACAAGCGCATCGAGACGTGCAAGGCGCGCTTTTCTAACGTGATCAATTTTCGCGGCTTTCCGTCGATGCCGGGCAACAAATTCCTGACGCAGGTGGGGCACCGGAGCTGATCCATGCAAACACGGCCGACACGCACAATGATCGTCGAAGCGGCGCGCGCATGGATTGGCACGCCGTATCACCACCAGGCGAGCCGCCGTGGCATTGGCACCGATTGTCTCGGCCTCGTGCGGGGCGTCTGGCGCGACGTCTACGGATCGGATGCCGAGATGCCTCCCGCTTACAGCCGCGATTGGGCGGAAGCAGGGGGACAGGAAACCATGCTCGACGCTGCGGAGCGACATCTGAAAAGAATTTCCGTGTCGGATATCAAACCGGGCGACGCCGTCATATTCCGGTTGCGTCCGGGTGTTGTTGCGAAGCACGCGGCAATCGTCGCGAGCCCTTCGACAATGATCCACGCGATGGAAGGTGCGCCGGTTTGTGAAGTGTCTTTCTCGAACTGGTGGCGCCGCCGCGTCGCAGGCGCATTCCGATTTCCGCCTGTTCCCCTCTCCCCTGCGGGGAGGGGCTAGGAGTGGGGTAAGTATCCGGGAGTGATCTTGCGGAATAGGCAGCGTGCCCGGTTGGTGAATGAATTCGGCGAAAGGATGCTCTCGGCATCGCGTCCGGCTCTTCACTCCACCCCCGACCCCTCCCCGTCGAGGGGAGGGGAGGGGAGAAGAATGCGAGTCTCGGCCTTCGGGCCGCTGACAATCAGCGATAAAATTTGGAAAGACTTACGCATGGCGACGCTTGCACTAGCGGCAGTCGGAGCTGCGGTCGGCAGCAGCATGCTCCCCGCAGGTGTCGGCTTTCTCGGCGTGGCGCTGTCCGGTGCCACGATCGGATCGCAAGTCGGCGCGCTGGCGGGCGCCTATGTCGATGCGGCGCTGTTCGGCGCCTCAGGCCAAGGCCGCGCCGTCGAGGGCCCGCGGCTCAGCGATCTTCGCGTTACCGCCTCGACCGAGGGTTCGCCGCTGCCGCGCATCTATGGCCGGGCGCGCGTCGGAGGCCAGATCATCTGGGCGACCGACCTCGAAGAAGAGATCGTCACGACGACGGAGTCCGCAGGAAGCGGCAAAGGCGGTTCGGGCGGCGGCACGACGCTGACGCAGTATCGCTATTATGCGAACTTCGCGGTGGCGCTCGGCGAGGGCGTCGTGACGCGTATCGGCCGCATCTGGGCCGACGAGCAGGAGCTTGATCTCTCGCGCACGTCATTCCGGCTCTATCCCGGCAGCGAAACGCAAGAGCCCGATAGCCTCATCGCCGCGCGCGACGGGGTGGGGAATGCACCAGCCTATCGCGGTGTCGCGTATATCGTCTTTGAACGCCTGCCGCTTGCTCAGTTCGGCAATCGCGTGCCGCAGCTCTCGTTTGAAGTCTTCCGCGGTGTTTCGAGCGTAGAGCAGGATATCCGCGGCGTCGTGATGATCCCGGGATCGGGCGAATTCGTCTACGCGACGGAGCCGGTTCATCAGACGTTTGATGATGGCGTCTCGCAATCCGAAAACGTCCATCAGCTGATTGGCCCGACCGATTGGCAGGTGGCCGTCGACCAGCTCGAGGCATCGCTTCCGAATGCCAAGTCGGTGTCGTTGATCGTCAGCTGGTTCGGGACGGACTTGCGCGCCGGAAATTGCAGAATCGAGCCGGGCGTCGAAACGCGTCACAAAACGACGGCACCACTCGATTGGTCCGTCGCCGGACGCGATAGAACCAGCGCACATCTCATCAGCACGCGCGACGGCAATGCGGCCTACGGCGGTACACCGTCCGATCAGACCGTGATCGCCGCTATCGGCGATCTCAAATCGCGCGGGCTCAACGTGACGCTGACGCCGTTCATCCTGATGGATGTCGCGGAAGGCAACGGTCTGCCCAATCCCTATGGCGGCAGCAGCCAGCCCGTCTATCCCTGGCGCGGCCGCATCACCTGCCATCCTGCGCCCGGCAAGACAGGCACGCCGGACAAGACCACGACGGCTGCGAGCCAGATCGCGTCTTTCGTTGGAACGGCGTTGCGGACGGACTTCTCGTTGTCGGGAAGTACCGTGCAATATTCCGGGCCCGACGAGTGGTCCTACCGGCGCATGGTCTTGCACCATGCGCATCTCGCGAAAGCTGCGGGCGGCGTCGATACCTTCGTCATCGGCACGGAATTGCGCGGCCTGACGCAAGTCCGCTCCAGTGCCGACACTTATCCGTTCGTCAGCGCCTTGATCGCGCTGGCTGCGGACGTCAAAGCCATCCTCGGCGCATCGACCAAGGTTCTCTATGCTGCCGATTGGTCGGAATACTTCGGTCATCAGCCGGCTGACGGATCGGGCGACGTTTATTTTCATCTCGATCCGCTCTGGGCATCGGAAAATATCGATGCGATCGGCGTCGACATCTACTGGCCGCTCGCCGACTGGCGCGATGGACGCGATCACCTTGATGCCATCGCGGGCGCGATGTCGATCTATGATGCGGCGTACTTGCGGTCGAACGTCCAGGGCGGCGAGGGCTACGATTGGTTTTATGCGTCCGGCGCCGATCGCGACGCACAGGTTCGCACCCCGATCACCGACGGAGGAGGCAAGCCGTGGGTGTTTCGCTACAAGGACATTCTCTCCTGGTGGAGCAACGAGCACTTCAATCGGCCCGGCGGCATCGAAAGTGCAACCGCGACCGCATGGGTACCGCAGTCGAAGCCGTTCTGGTTCATGGAGGTCGGCTGCCCCGCCGTCGACAAAGGCGCCAACCAGCCGAATGTCTTTGTCGATCCGAAAAGTTCTGAATCGATGCTGCCCTACTACTCGCGCGGCATTCGAGACGATTTCATGCAGGCGCGTTTCCTGCAGGTCCTGCGCGATGCATTTGATTGGACGAAGAGTGGTTACGTCGTGGGCCTCAATCCGGTTTCGGAGATCACCGGTGCACGCATGGTCGATCTCGGCCGCATGCATGTCTATTGCTGGGATGCGCGACCCTATCCGGCATTTCCATATGCGACGACATATTGGGGAGACGGCGGCAACTGGGCGCTTGGCCACTGGCTCAACGGTCGACTCGGCAGCGCTTCGCTCGGCGAGCTTGTCGGCCAGATTCTGACCGATCATGACTTCGCGGAGTTCGATGCGTCGGGACTGACCGGAACCGTGCCCGGCTACGTGCTCGACGATACGATGTCGGCGCGCGACGCCTTGCAGCCGTTGAGCCTTGCGTATTTCTTCGACAGCATCGAAAGCGGCGGCAAAATCGTCTTTCGCCATCGCGGGCGCGCCGAGCCGCAGATGACGTTGACGGCCTACGGCCTTGTCGAAGAACATGCCGACGATCCGCTTTATGAGGTGACACGCGCGCAGGAAACCGACCTGCCTGCGTCCGCCAAGGTGCGATACATCTCGAGCGCGGACGTTTATCCGCAGGCCGTTGCCGAAGCGCGAAGGTTGACGGGCGCGAGCGGTCGCATTGCCGAAGCCGATCTGCCGATCGTTCTCGACGATGGGCTCGCAGGCTCGCTCGTCGAAAGCTGGCTTTATGAGACGTGGGCGGCGCGTGAACGGGCGTCCTTCAAGTTGCCGCCCTCGGCACTGGCGCTCGAACCGGGAGACGTTGTTTCCGTTGATATCGCGGGACGCAACCGATTGCTGCGCCTGACGGACGTCACGGAGCGTGGCGTGCGCGAGATCGCGGCGCTCAGCGTCGATCCCGATGTCTATGACCGGATTGATGTGCCGGCGCGGACGGTGCCGCAACCGGCGCTGGTGCAAGTGGGGACGCCCGCCGTCACGCTCATGGATTTGCCCTCGTGGACGATGTCCGCTGATGCGCAGTCCGGTTACGTGGCTGCAATGCAGAAGCCATGGCCCGGTAGCGTCGCACTTTATATGTCGCCGCAGACGACCGGGTATCAGTTGAAGGCGCTCGCGGGCGCGCCGGCGACGCTCGGCGTAACGCTCGATCCGCTTGCTTCGGGCCCCGAAGGGTTGATCGATAATGGCGCGCGTCTCCGCATACGACTGACATACGGCACGCTGGCGTCTGCCGATCTTGTGACGATGCTCGGCGGCGCCAATCTGGCGGCCGTTCGCAACGGTAACGGAGATTGGGAGATCGTTCAGTTCCTGAATGCGACGCTTGTCGACGCGCAAACCTACGAATTGAGCGGGCTATTGCGTGGTCAGTTCGGCACCGAAGGCGCGATGAGTGATACCCTCGCGGCAGGTGCGCCATTCGTTCTGCTCGACGGCGCCGTGACGCGCGTGCCGCTTCAGGAAAGCGAACTCAAGCTGCCGCTCAACTGGCGTTACGGTCCCAGCAATCGGAATATTGGCGACGACTCTTACGCGACGACGCCCTTCGCATATCAAGGTCTTGGACGAAGGCCGTTGTCGCCGGCGCACGTCAAGGGCGTACGCGCATCGGGCGATCTCAACATTTCCTGGATCAGGCGAACGCGGATTGGCGGCGACAACTGGGAACTGCCGGATGTGCCGCTCGGTGAAGATAGCGAAACATACGAAGTCGATATCCTCGACGGTGGAGCGGTAAGGCGCACGATCTCTGCATCGGCACCGAGCATCGTCTATGCGAGCGCCGATCAGATCGCCGACTTCGGCAGTGTTCAATCAGCCGTTTCGGTGAAGGTCTTTCAGACCAACACGCTTTTCGGGCGCGGCGTCCCCCGTGCCGCCGTCATCTGAGATCCGCGCCATGCCTCGGACGGCACGCCAAGCCTTTCACCCCACCCCCGACGACTGTCCCCGTCGAGGGGAGGGGAGAAGTAGACCAGCATGACGCTCCCTTCCCCACCCTCGCGGGCCGCGTCGAGGGGAGGGGCACACGAACACTCCTTGTAGGGTTTGCTCTGGTTGCAGAATCGCTCTGCTCTTATTCCCCTCCCCCTTGCGGGGAGGGGTTAGGGGTGGGGGTGGCGACCTCTCCATTCCTCTCCCCTTGCGGGGAGGGGTTAGGGGGTAGGGCAAGTTTAAAGCTTTCGGTCCGCGTCGCTCACTCAGAGTTCGCGCCATCCTCCACAAGAGAGCGGATCAAAATTTCAGAGGCAGAAATGGACCAACCGCCGTGGCTCGCAGCCGCGTGGGCCGAATTCGGCGTGCGCGAAATTTCGGGCAAAGACGATGCGCCCGAGATCCTGCGTTATTTCCGCGAAGCCGGCGACACGAGCGTTGAAACCGAAGCGACGCCGTGGTGTGCGGCGTTTCTCGGAGCCATGCTGCGCCGCGCCGGATACGTCGGGACGGGTTCGCTGCTGGCGAGATCGTATCTTGACTGGGGCGATCCGCTCGATGCGGCCCGGCTCGGCGCTGTCGTCGTGCTGTCGCGCGGCGACGACCCGAACGCCGGACACGTCGGCTTTCTGCTCAGCGACACGAACGGCAAGCTCTATTTGCTCGGCGGCAATCAGGGTGACGCGGTAACGGTTGCCGGGTTCGACAAAGCGCGGTTACTCGGGCTTCGCTGGCCCAAGGAAAACATCGAGCCGGAGAACACGGGCGACGACACGATCTTCCTGAAGGCGCTCGCGCATGTGCTCGACATGGAAGGCGGCTATTCGAACGATCCCTACGATCCGGGCGGACCGACCAATCGCGGAATCACGCTCGATGCCTACGCGGCGTTTAAAAGCGAGGCCGTCGACGATGTATCGCGCGCGCGTCTGATTGCCGAGTTGAAGCGCATCCCCGACGCGACGGTCACGGCGATCTACCGGCAATGCTACTTCGATCCTGCTTCGTGTCCGGTTTTCACGGCGCCCCTAGCCCTGATGCATTTCGATGCTGCCGTGAACCACGGCGTCGGTGCGGCGATCCGAATGCTGCAAGGCGTCGTCGACGTCACGGCTGACGGCGAGATCGGTCCTGACACCCTCGCTGCGATCGGCGCGAAAAGTCTTTCGGATCTGCTCGACGACTACGCCGAGATGCGGCGCACGCGCTATCGCGCGCTTCCGCATTTCTGGCGTTTCGGACGCGGCTGGCTGAAGCGGGTCGATGCCACGTTGGCGCTGGCACGAACGTGGGCAGCCGCCGATGCCACGAACCGAGGGCTGCTCGAGCCCAGGCAAATTGCAAAAGGAGAAAGCAAGATGGGTAATGCGACCGACACGCAAAGCACAGACAATGACGACAGCAAATGGTGGGTACGTTCGAAGACGGTGTGGGGGACGCTGATCACGGCAGCCGCGACCGTCATTCCGGCCATCGGTCCGGCTTTGGGCATCGCCCTCCCGGCGGATATCATCCAGACGTTCGGCGACCAGGCAATAACGGCCGTTCAAGCGCTCGCCGGATTGTTCGGGACGGTGTTGGCGATCTATGGCCGCCTCAAGGCCGACACCCCCCTCGCTCTGCACAAGAGTTAA